GTAGAAAATTACCGTTTCTTGCTCCACTGCTGTCACCATACTGCCTCCCTGTTTTTCTTACAACGAGGCCGCCGTTGCCAGCGGCCCCTTGTCCTGGTAGCTCTGAATCGCCCCTTGCGGGGGCGCCAATTCGCCCGCGGTCTTATGCGGACAAATGCCGTTGTTGCGTGCCTTTCCGCAATTACAGTTCATGCACAACTACGCGTAATTGGCTACAGCGTACAACCTTGCGTGCCTCTTCTCGAAACGGACCACCCACGCGCCTTCCGTGAGGTACTCATCCCGATACAAATCAGCCCCATCCTTGACCACGTCGATCAAGAGTTGAGTGTCACGATTCTCGCCGTTACCGACGAGAGGCGCGAACTCGATGGAGTCGATGTCGAGGGCGTAGGCTTCGCCACCCCAGCCGGCTGCGGCTGTGGTGGGGGCATTCGCGAGGTTCAAGTCGCGAGTGACCATGAAGTCGCCGTGACTGGTGACGTAACGGCTCACCTTGACGCCATAGATGTCGTCGCCAGGAGCGAGGCGCAGTTTGTTGTCGGCCCACCAGTCGAGCGCGGAAATCACGGTCGGCGCCGCAACGAGCAACTTCTCGGCACCTTCGTAATACTGCCCGAAAGCCTGCTGGGTGAATGTCAAGAACGCGCCCTCGGTCAACGTGGTATTGGCGTTGTAGGCGTTCGTGACGATGCGGTTCTTGATGCCCATGGTCGTCCGAATGGTTCCCGGCAATGCCAGGTTCTCAGACGGATGGGACCACAAGCCGGCCGATTCCATGTCCCGGCGATGCTCTTCCAGCATCTTGCGTCGTTGATAGAGGCGGTCGTTCGAAGGACCGAAGAGCGCTTGCGCTACTTCCGACTTGGTGACAGACACCGGGCGTCGGAAGATTTGCGTGTAGGAAATCTGCACGCTCTTGGCAGTTGTGCGGACAGACCCGAACGAGCCACCTTCGGCAAACGCCGGAGCCAGGATGCGAATATCGGCCGTTGCGCCGATCGTATTCGCGCCCGAGCCGCCGATGCCGCGGGTGATGGTGAGGGTGCTGCCGCTGATGGCGGTAACCTGGGCAACTTCCTCGACGGTCGAGGATGTTACCGCGTTCGGAAACGCGATCAGGTCGTTGACGGCAAACAGGGTTGCGTCGGTGACGATGATTCCAGTCGCCACGGATGAATAGTTTGTCGTGCCGTTGGTGGCTTGGCCCCAAATGTTGAGGTAATCGTCTTCGATCCACTCAACGCGGGCCGAGTTTGTGGGTTTCTTGCGGTTGCCGATCTTGGTGATCAGCGTCAGAATTGGGGTCAACGATGGGTTCAAAAGAACGTCATCTTCCCCGATAAACTGGCGCTTCTGAACTGTTTCTGTGTACGCCTGGTCGATAGACCGGGCAACAGTGATAGCTGGCATGAATTACGAACACCCTGAAGCTACGCCTCGCGCCGCCCCACATTCTTGAATAGCTTGGCGGATCCGCTTTCTCCCCCGCCAACAAGCGAATTCAAGAAACTGGAACGGCCTGGTGCGCTGCTCCTGCTCGAACTCCCCGGTGATGTTCTTCCGGCCGCCACGCGCGTTGCCCGCTCTTTCTCTGCGGCCCTTCCGCGCGCCGAAGCCTTCGCCAACAATTGCGGATCAACTCGTTCGTTTCGCGCAATCTTGTACGCGAATTTCAGCTTGGCTATCCGGTTCTTGTATGGGTCTTTGTTGAAGACCGCATCCTTAAGTTCCGTACTCGCCAATGCTCGGTTGATGGCACCGCTTTCCACCAGTTTGCTGAACCCAGGAAACGCCTCCGCACCTTCCGCATTGGTTGCACCAAGGATTTCGTCAACAGCCGCTTCCTTCTCGGCCATCTCGTTCATCCTCGACAAGTGCGGATACTTCGCTTCGACTGCGCCAGGGGTGGCACCGACAATCGAGGGCAACGCATCGACAATCTGCATCGACATCGCCGCTCCCATCGCCGCGGTCAATTCGGCCAGGTCTGCATCGCTCCTGCCCTCAAAGACTTTGGCTGCTTTGTCCTTACCCCAAATGAAGTTCGCCATTGCCTGCATCATCGGGAGAACTATCTCCTTGGCAACGACGGGATTCACGTTTCCCTTGGCGTACTCTCGGACGTTGGTGATTCGTTCCTGAAGGATCTGCTCTGGTGTCTTTACCGGCTGCGTGGTTTCTGCCGCCGGCGCGGCTTCCTCTTCGGGCTCTTCCTCGGGTTCCCTGGTCTGCAACTCGGAAATCTTCCGGCCACGTTCCATCAGTTCCCGAAGCATTGCCCGATCCGCTTGATCGTTGGGATCAAGTTGTTTCCCAAACTGCTTGGAGTAGTGTTCTGCGGCTTTGGCGTAGGCCGAGTCTGCGAAGTCGGTTTCAAGGTCTGAGACGTTGAACTCTTCTTCGCCGGATTCTTCCTCTTCGCCTTCGGTTCCCTCTTCCTCTTCGGTTTCGGGCTCCGGTTCTTCGCCTTCCACTACTTCGGTTTCCGGCTCATCCTGAACTTCGACTTCAGGCTCGCTCACCGGGGTATCCCCGACGTCCTGAGTCTCTGTTTCGGCGGTCGCCAAATCGGCGCCGAGCAAATCGTTAATGGTCGATTCGCCTGATCCGGATTCCAGCGTTGCTGTCGATGCTGGCGGAAATGCCATATTGCTTTACCTCCCGGCTCGTCGCCGGCACTGCTTTGGCCTGTCACGCTCGTCGCGCGTTGGCCGAAAATGGTTGCGGGAGAGAGATTTGAACTCTCGCGCTGGGAGCATGAGTCCCATGGCCTACCAGACTAGCCGATCCCGCGGGCGCATAGTAAACCTAGCCTGCGTCAAATGGCAAGCCTTAGTCCAAAATTGGACTAAAACTTGCGCTCCTGCTCCATGCGCCTGAGCGCCCACTCGGGTGTCTCATACTCAAGCATGTCCCATCCACAACCTACCGTACCGCCCTTCCATGATCCAGTTCGCTCTCCCACTTCGTCGCTAAAATCGACTACCTCCCCAACACGTACGCAAAAATCATCGGCGCCACGATCGCGGCGTCCGACTCGATCACGAAGCGCGGAGTCTCAGGCTGAAGTTTCGCCCAAGTGATCTTCTCATTCGGCACTGCTCCGCTGTACGACCCGTAACTCGTGGTGCTGTCACTGATCTGCACGAAGTATGCCCAGTAGGGCACCTTCTCGTCCATTCCCATGTCGATCTTGAGCAAGGGAACAACGCAAATGGGAAAATCCCCGGCAATGCCCCCGCCGATCTGGAAGAACCCAATTCCTGCACCGTTGGCCTCCTTCTTGTACCACTCGGCCAGGCTCGTCATGTAGGCCACACCGCCCTTTACACACTCGGGCCCGTGGATATCGCCCTTGAGAATCAAGGACGCGAACATGTTTCCGAGCGTTGAGTCTTCCCAGCCTGGGACGTACATCGGAAGATTCTTTTCCGCCGCTGCCAGCATCCACGAATGTTTTGGGTCGATTTCGTACTTGTCCTCAAGCTCGCCGGACAGCAGCAGGCGATACAGATATTCGTGCGGGAAATAGGAAAGCCCCGCCGAGTCAGCCTCAGCCCAATACTCGCTAACAATCTCTTCAATCACCTTCATCGCCGCTTTTTCGGGGATGCAGGTGTCGGTGACCCGCGGAAGCTCGTGCTCCAGTAGCAACTCCTCATCGTCTGGCGTAAGGTCGCGATAACCCGGGATGCGTAAATACTTGGAATGGGCCACCAGATTGAATACATCTTCTTCGAGGTTCGCCCCTGTGCAGCAGATGGCATGTACCTTCCCCTTGCGAATCATCTCCGCGAGCGTGATGCCCAGCTCGCCCGTGCTCATCGCGCCGGCCATCGCCAGAAACATCTTGCCGCCCTTGTCGATCAGCGCGGAGTAGGCCTCGGCCGCTTCGTGGAGCGTTGCGGCATTGAAGTGCTTAAAATTGTCGGTGATGAACCGCCCCACTGGCCCGAGGCCCTTGTGTGTCTCCAAGTCCAGGTCGAGCGTGTCGCCGTGCCCCGGGAGAAGCGTTTCCTTGGTGAGCCCGGGAGGCGCGTTCAAGCCGAATTCGGTTTTGCTGGCCATGGGTCACCTCGGCTGTGGCATTGCTTCTCGCAAGGCGACGCCCTCCTGTAGGTGCTGGATGATTGGTGCTGGCTCCTGCACTTTCACTTGCGAACAGACCATTTTGGGATCAAGTTCCAACGGCTCCTGCCCTGCTGGACTGGTGTGGAACTTACAACCCGGTTCCTGCACTTCCATCTTCATCAGCGCCGGGTCAAGGTCTTTCCCGTAGCCATAGTGCCGCGTCTCGACGTTCTGCGTCAGCATGTCGGAAAGGTTCTGCTTGATGGACGAGCGATAGTCGTTGAGTTTGCGGGTGATAACTGCGCGCTGGCCAAGGTCCACGAGAGTCAACTCGCGCCCCGCTCTGATCTGCCATTCGCATGAGGCAATGTCGGCATTCACGATTCCGAGCTTGGCGGCAGTGTAAAGCGCCGCCATCATCAGGCTCGCCACAGCTTCATCGCCCTTGCACAGATTCGCCAGTTGCCCGCGAATTTCGTACTCCACGTCACGGATCAGGTCTTCGTTGCCGTGACCGTAGTATTTCTTGCGCAGTTCGATGGTCCAGCGGTCGATCAATTCAGCAAGCGTCAAACGCATTCGCGGCATACAGCCTCCTAATGAATTCTGTTAATGAGTGCAGCGTTCCTATATTCCTCGATTGTTGGCGGAAAATCTAATTCCTCCCTGTATCTGCACAAAGGGTGATGAAGTGGCAACGCGGGCTCCTCTTGTTTTCCGCAATTACACAGGTTCTCCACGTTAAAACGGGGATTCTCCTCGGATATAAAAATAAAAGCACCGGACTTTTCAAGAAGTTTTGTGAATCGCGCCATCTGTTCGGCGTTCTCATGAAATTGGCGCATTTTTGATTCAGTTGGCTCACCACACTCCATCCCGTAAAGACATAAGTGACCACCTGCTTCTAGCTTTACAGAGCGTAAATGAACAAAAGTTCCACCGCACCCATGATGGGCAATCCACTCGACAAAACGACATAAACGCGTATGGCCCATATCGTCATATTCAGACAACCATTTGCCAATTTGCGTGCGAATCCAATTCATAGCAACTCCGGCAACGCCTCGTTGCCCACAACAAACCGTTCAACGGCGCGATTGTAGCCGCATTGCAGGCACCGTGTACAGAGTTTTGGCTGAATCGCTTCGGCCTTCTCGCGATGCTTCGTGCCAAGCCAGATCGACTTGAACGATTGCTGGTTCACGTTCCCGAAAACAATGTCCCGCCTGTCACAGCAAGCTTGCACGTCACCGTTGGCGCCAATCACCGCATTCGTGAACGCCGAATAGCATGTCTCGAACTCGCGCTGGTAGATTACGTCCTTCCACCGCTTGCCCAGCGGGAAGCATTGCACCTTGGGATGTTTGACGGCTATTGCCTCAAGCTGGATGCAGACCTGCTCCCAGTCCGCAGTAAAGCGGTCCACCGTCGCCTCGGACAGCGGGCGGAAGTGAATGAAGTCCACGCCGGAATCCTCTGCGAATTTGAAGACGTCCTCGTAACTCTGCGTCATATCGTTGCAATCCGCGACGATGTAGGCAATCCCAATCTCCGGCGAGCCGTTCACCCTGCGCTTGCACAACTCCTTGATGTTGTCGCAGATTTTCTCGAAGTCCCCGCCGTGCGTGCCGTGCATGATCTTGTGCTCGGCGCCGTTCGATGCGTCCAGGCTGATTCGGATATGGTCCGCGAGAAGTAGATCATCGAACCATTTGTGCAGCAGTCCTCCATGAGTGACGATCCACGTTCGGAACGCCAGGTTCGCCGCGGCGCGCAGAATCAGCCCGAATTGCGGGTGCAGTGTGGGCTCGCCACCACCGGACAGGTTGATCGTCTTGCAGTCCATTTCCGCAAGGTCGTGCAGGACTTCGAGGGCCACGTTGTAGGGCAGTGTGTGGTTCTTGTCCGCAATAGTCGCCTTACGATAGTCCAGAGGCTCACAGAAGAAGCACGCGTGCGAACAGAGGTTCGTCAGGTCGAGGGACGCGCGGATTGGGCCAACCATCTCGCCAGCTATCGCGCTGTCGATACGGTCGAACCAGCGGAGCACGCGAAGGTCGCTGAATCTGTCGGGTGTGCTCATTTTATGATGTACACCGCACTTCCTTGCGTAACGCGCGTCTGCCGTTCGTACTCTACTTGCCACAGATAGCTCGGAATAAATGTGTCGAATTGGGGAATGAACCATTTACACCGCGTTAAATCCGCTGCGTAGATCTTGGACGGTGCTGGATCTGGAACTTCCAGACATTTTCCATCCAGAATACCGCCGATAAAAACTGCCTTCACTGCACCGACTCCTTGACGTCCACCTTAGTCCAATGGCCCTTGGCGAGAAGCTCTTCGAGTCTGATTTTCAGGTTGTGCTTCGCGTGCACTTCGCGACATCCCGCCTCGGCTATCTTCTGCCGCTCGGCGTCCTTCTCCGGAGACACCCAATCACGAAGCAACTGCGCGGTGAAAGGCATATTGCTCGGGGAATAGTAGACGAGGTGCTTGCCAGATTCGAACAGCTTCATATTCTGCTCGGCTCCCCGGCCGTCGCCAATGAGCGGGGTGAGTAAGAACGTCCCACAAGCCATCACTTCGAACACTTTGGCGACCAGCAGCCGTGACATCGACGGAAGATTGAAGAAGATTTTGCACTCCCGCGTATTCGACGCCAGCAGGCGCATCGACCCTTCCCAGTCGTATCCTCGCAGGTCTTGAATCGCGCACATCCCGATGGCGATGGGCGGGTGCTTGTGCTGGTTCAGGGCACGCAAGAAGACATGGCGCTTGGGGTACAGCAGACCCAGGAAACCGACATCGAAGCGCTTCTCGGTGTGCATCCATTCTTCGCCTCCCGACCTGAAAATCTCCGTGTCCACCCCGAACGGCAGGAAGTGCGACTGCCCGGCCGCGAACATCTCCTGATCGTGGAACTCCGCATCCTGAATTGCGGGGAAGAACCACTCGTTCCCGCACCACTTGATGCCGTCAAACTCGATGCTGTAGTCCTCGCGCGTGCAGGACTCGTGCAGCCAGCAGGCTTTTGGTACGTCGATTTCCTTCCATGGCTGCTTGCCGTAGCACAAGTCAATCCATGGAGAGATGTGCTCGGGGCCGCTTACGATGATGGCGTCCTGAGCCTTCAGGACTTCGATGGGAGGCATTGAGCGCTTCACCGCGGCGATTACCTGATCGCTGGCCTCGCGCTCGGTGGGAGTGGGGACGGATAGGACAGTGTGACCCATCCGGCGCAGCGTGTTGACGATGCCATGGCCCATATTCCATCCACTTGTAGGCGAATTGCTCATAAACACTGCGATCTTCATAAGTTACCTTCGTTGCGGCGCAAGCCGCTCCATGCCTTTCTTGAGAATTGTTTCCCACTCCTGGCAGATGCGACTCTCTGAAGCGTATTTCACGATCTCACCAACCCGGCAGGTGCCCAGCGCTTCCGAGCGCATCCCGTCCAACCGGTTGCGCTCCTCGGCTGCGAATATCTTGCGCAGACCTCCCATCAGCGCGCTGTTGCCGAGCATTTCTTCGAGGCGCAGCCATTCGTCCCCGGTCAATTTATCGTTTTGGGGGCTTACCATTCGGCTTCTTTCCTTGCGCTGGTTGCGAGTGGTCAACTGGGGCTTCAAGGTTGCTCGCCGCGTCGGCCGCATCGCTTATGTGCTGGACCATCTTGCCTATGCCCTTCGCGTGAGTCAATTCCACAGGGAGTCCTTCTTTACCGAGAATAGCCGCTTGTACGTCGGGAGCTAGTTCGTCCCACTTAATCGCGACAGAGATATTGAGTTTGACCGGCGGCACGGGCGGTTGCGGCGGTGGCGGGGGCAGAATAATGTCCTCTGGTTCGATCCCAGGCGTCGCCTCGGCCAACTTCTTCACTACGGCCCGCATGTTCACGATGTCGGGATGCTTCTCCGCGATCATAAAGAACTGCTGGAGCCCCCGGACCCGGAATTCATCATCCGATGCCAGCGTCGAGCCCGCCTCCGGAAGAATCTCATAGTCCTCCTGAATGTCCATCGGGGAGACTTTGATCATCCGCGCGTTGGCTCCGGCGGTACGCAGACTGAGCGCGTCGATGCGTTCTAAGTATTCTTTCGGCACGTCCACCGGATCATTCATCGCCTGCTGATCCATCCAAAGTTCGAGCTCCACCACGTCGCGCACGAACATGTTGATGTTGTCGAGGGTGTCGGCGGTCACGTTATCCGCTTGCTTGTCGGCTAGGCGCGCGGTTGTGGCGAACTTTCCAGCCTGAGACACGTCCGAAGTGCCTGGCGCGAAGTCCACCGTCGAGGGATCGGCCTGCTGCATCTGTTGCTGGAGCCCGGCCTGGTCCTGCCAAGCCTCGGGGGGGAACACTGGATCCTGCTGGAACTCCACATCGCCCATGTTTTGCAGTTGCAGGAGCCTGCCCCATCCCGTTCGCACCACATCATAAGCCGTAAGGTCTGTCCCTTCACGCACTTTCAGCAGGGGCAAGAGTTTGTTGTTGATAAAGTCAGTCGTCTGATTTAAGCGTGCGTTGCGCAAAAGGTGCAGAAACCGCGTGACACGCAGCGTGCTCATTCCTATCCCGCCGAGCCAGTCGGGAATCATCACCATCTCGGCGTACTGGTATCGCCCGTAAGTGTCCCAGGGATACCACAACCGGCCGAGGTAGATGCTTTCCTCGCCCACAAAGTCGGTGCAGAGGTGCCCATCCACAATCGCATGGCGCTCGTCGGCCATGAACCGTTTCTTCGGCGCTTTGATTGGCTTGCCAGCGGTGATGGGGTCCGCAATCTCGATCGCGTCACGCATGTGGCGCCGCAAGGTCATTTCCTGGGTGTCGATGTACGTCCGGTTCCCCGCCACCGATAGCACCTTCGCACAGGCTTTCTTGTCGAATACTGGCTTGGATTCCCCGGTGCGCGGGTCGATCGAGGTTTGCTTGGACCAGTAATCCAGCCATTCCTCATCCCGCATCGAGTTTTCAATGACGTAGCCCGACTCGTTCAGGCTCTTGAACCCAGGCTCAACGAAGATGTCGCCAATGAACACGCTATCGACCACGGGGCCTTTGTAGCGGATCGTGGACCGATTAAGCGACGTCTCATCGCCCATTGCGGCCACGATCTCGCCCATTTCGTCCTCATCGAACGGAGTGGGATCCTGCAGGCGCGGCCCAAATTTCTGTACCAGGCCGGCCACTTGCGGGTCATGGCTCTTTGCCAAGTCCTTGAAATCCTTTGGCGCAAGTTGCGTGGTAAGCTTTCGAAGCCGGCGAACAACCGGTACCTCGTCGTAATAGACCTTCCCGATCCCCCAGCCGAGTCCGTACCCGATGTTCACAATCTTCTTAAACGAGCGCTGAGATTCGCTGCGGTCCCAGTTGAACATCAACTTCGCGCTTACCTTCTCGCGTGCTGCCTGGCCTTGCGGACTGTCCGGGCCCCCGCGCACGCGCACGTTTGGAGGATTCCGAGTTAGCCTGGCCGTACCGCGGCGCAGCATGACGAAATGATCTGGAACGCACACGTTCGTGTGGTCATTGTCCTCTTCCCATTCACTTGTTTTGGAGTTGTAGCGCTTTAGCGGCTTCGCCCGGGCGTTGATGTTCCGGTAGATTTCGGCGAATTCGCTGTACAGGTTTTCGTTGTAGTACCTTAATGACGCCTTCCTCTGCTCAATGGTATCCGAAACTATCTGTTTCGGGTTCGACTCTTTATTGCTTGGTTTTGTATCCGGCGGCATGAACCCTCTAGGATGTCGCCAAGTAAGCAGCGGCGGCGGTCAAATACTGTTTTCTTTTTTCTAGATAGCCAACAAGCAAATTGCAGCCATGACACAGTAAACCACGCACCCTTTTGGTTTCATGGTCATGATCAATGCGCGTTCCCCGATAATGACTGTGCGACATGAAAGGCTTTCTGCAAATTGCGCACTTGCCTTCTTGCTTTTTCAGGAGTTCGTCGTACTGTTCTTTGGTTAGCCCGTAAAGCCATTTCATTTGGAACTTTCGGGTGTACGCTTTCGCTCGCTCAACATCCTGATGATAGTACATCCTCGAATAACACGTTTTGCAAAGACCCCTGCCAGCATCGCGCCGTTCAGGATGACAGGTCGCCATCCTGCGCTTTTGAAGCCTTGCGTTGTGAGAGTGTACAAATCGCTTACCGGCACGGACTGGAATTCCACACCCGCATTCGCATTTTGCCTGTTCAATCATCAACATGACGCCTGCATAGTACCAGAATCTTCCACTGGCGCAACGAGGAAACAGCCGGGATGCGGGCAACGGAAGATTCCCTTCGCCACCAGCAGGCGCCCGCCATTCCCCACGATCTGCAACGTGTGCATTGAAAGCCTGCCTTTGGGAGTGATAAACGCATAGCCGAACTGCCCCAGCATGACCATCGCAATCTCGTGCCGCGGGCATTCGGGAGGTGTGATCCTCAATCGTCGCTGCTGGTAGATCAGCCGCTGAACCATGCGTGCCAAGCGCTCGGGCTCGGAAGTGCAATCGGGAAGGAACTTGAATTCGCGGGTAAAACGTATCCACGCCTCCATCGCTGGAGGTGCTGTCTCGCGGTAGTTGAACGTCGGCCGATAACACTCACGTAGCAACGTGAAGCACCTCAGATGCTAGAGTCTTTAGCCTTCACCGCATCCAGAATCGGCTTGCACCGCTCGGCTATCTGCGCCATGCGCCGCTCGGCATCCGGAGTCAACTGAATCCACAGAATCAGCTCGTACAATTCGTGCCGGTCCCGGTGCTGCGCCGCGATGATCTGGTCTATTTCGTCCAGTTGGATTTTTAACTTTTCGACCAGCGTGGGCGGCTTCGGTGCGGGCGGCGCTGATGTCTTTGTGTCTTGAATGTCGATAGTCACTTTTTTGTGCCAACTCATACATCTCCTTTACCGCCAATGTCCAGTGTGCCAGTTCTTGCACCAGCGGCATTTGTACTCTTGAATACTCTCTCCTGTGAGTTTACGCAAGCTAAAAGCTTCATGTTTTGCGGCCTCGCGCGAAAGAAACATCACTTTGCGACGGCAGGCACGCAATCGGACGTGACGCTTGGAACTCACCTGACGATATTCGGATCATCCGGCGCCGGTCCCCGCTCCCTGTTCTGCATCACAAACCTCGGGCGCGCCGTTTCGATGTAATGCAGGCAGTCGATAACGTGCTTTTGGTAAGTGATCGGCCGCTCGTCGGCTATCCGCTCTGGCGATCCCTCGGGGAACCGCACATTCTCGAACTCGTCAATCAACTCGTACAGGTTCTCGAAGATGTGCATCCGAGGTGGCGCCACATTGTTGCCCGCGGCGTCCTGCTGCGGCATGAGCGCTCGAGCTATCGAGTCCTGGGCTTTGGCGAGGTTGTCGTGGCCCTTGAGCGCCGGCGTGAAGTTCAGGTTCACCGCCATCGAAGGATTGCTGATCGACGCCTTGGTTAGTTCATGCCCGATCCGGCGGTACGTCTCGAAGTAGTCTTCACCCTCGTCAGAATTAGCGGCGCTGCCAAACGTGTCCATGTACCGCTGCTGAATGAATAGGCGCTTCCCCCGGGCCCATCGTGCGGGCTCTGGCTTGTCATTCGAGTCAGACTCGAAGAATTGAATCCATTCGGCGTACTCCCGAGTGTGCCAGCGTATAGCGTCAGTCGGCCCAAACGTTGTTCCAAACTCTGGCCAAAATTCAAGGCATACCGCTCGATCGCCATGCTTGTTGAAGGCTTCCCATACCATTGCGTGCGCAGTTCGAGGGTGCGGGTCCAAAGCCATATAAAGGGTCCAGCGGTCACGATCGCTGCAATCAAAAGGCTCGCACAGGTTTCTCTCGCGGTTAAACTCGGGGTAGAGCAATTCTCCTTCGAGTGCAGTGTATTCGATCTCAAGTTCTCTCCTAAAGCGCGCTTCACTTGTGTATTTCGAACGCAGAGTTGCAAGGCGGGTCGGCGTCATTGACGGATCGCCTGAATAATGGACACGCACAACGGGGATACCAGCACCAGGTCGGCCGGCGGGGATTTCGCGGATACTTACGCCTTGCATATAAAGTCTCGAATCTCAGTCACCACGGCAACGCAGAACAGCGTAAACGCCACCACTACCATGAGCCCGCCCATCACCGCGGCGCCGAACTCCACGATCATCTCGAATAGGTGGAAGGGGTTCACAGGTACTTCTCTAATGGAACCGGACGCGCATCCTTGGTCATGTTGTAAAACCATCCTGGCGCCGCGGAACTGATGCACGCCATCTTCGGCACGCGCGAGGATAACGCAATGTCAAAAGATTCGCCACCATTTTGAATGAATGCTGCCTCGTCAATGATAACAATCGTGGGGTGCTCGGACCTGATTTTGTCGGGGTCTTTACCAGGCAAAGCGATCAATAATCCGCCATCTTTGAATTCGAGCCGATTGTACGCCTGGCGGTCCAAAGGGCGATCTAAGGGGAAAATGGTCTTAAAAATCGCGTCCTGTTGCTCGTACAGCGTCTTTGCGTAGTCCAATAGGGCTATGGCCCTATCCTCGTCAAGCGCCCAAAAAATCCCCTTCGCCGGTTGCCTGCTCATCACCCAATGGAGCGTTTCTGCCGCAATCCACCAACTTGCGAGCATCGTACGGCTTTTCTCGACAAACATGATGGGGGCTTTGATCCAGACCTTGTGCAGCACTTTCAGATACGGCCGATCAGCAGGGAATGGTTTATAACTCTGGCTCGGATCCTGGGGATCGCACGTCTTGGTGTGATTCCACATCCAGTACAGGCTGTTGATGATCGGCGGGATCAGCGGGTCGGACTTCCAAAGTGCGCGTTGAATCTCGGGCTCCAACGAGGACCACATTGACGCTAACTTGCGGTATTCGTATGTCCGAGTCTCCGTTCGCTCGGTCTTCGTGTCCATTGCCGATAATACCGAGGAATCTGGCGCAATCGTTTGCTGCAGCTCGCTGTTCTGCATGGGGGATCACCTCTCTTGTTTCCATAACGATGCCGCCATTCTGAAAGAAGACGGTTTCGCGGCAATTCATCTTGGATCGGAGCTTGCTATAAATGGCGGTCACTTCTCGGTCAATGTTGAAGCCAGCCGCTTCGAGCGCCGGATGAAACTTTAACTTCAATCGTTTGTATGCGCTATGAGCGGATTGCTTACTTGCGAATCCTGCAGCGAGGCCAGCGTCCTTGATATTCATTCCCTTTCCAAGGTTCTTAAGTAATTTACGTTCGGCCTCTCTGGTCTTTGCAGGCTTCTTACGCGGCATAATGCGGGGATTGTAGCACAGGTTTGGTTTAACCGGCTTACCTACCGGCTTTCGGTGTCAAGGGAATTCGCAGGTTAGTCCAAATTTGGACTAGAATTTCAGCTTCGCGGCAAGGCGCTTGGTTGCGGGCGTAACCTTTTCGCCTTTGTGGAGCTTGTAGATTCCAGTCCGCTTCACTCGACCGCCCTTCTTAAAACTGCCTCGAACACCTTGGCTCACGCCAGAAACATCACCGGCCGCAGCTTCTCCCCATTCTAGCGCAGCGCTCGCGGTATCATGCGCTGATTTGGTCGCTTGCTCAATCGGTGGCCTGCGTCTTTTCAATGGGCCCAAATAATGCTGCTTACTCTCCATCATGTAGCCCATCTTTGGTTGCTGCTGGCCTCGCCAGCCTCGGCTTGGATTGTCGATGACGCCCTCCCTACCAACTCAACTTTGACGCAATCTTCTGCTTATGCGCGTGTGAGTACCCGCCGCTCGGCTTCACGCCGCGGTTGATGACCGATTGGTGCCCCGGCACGCCTGGACGCCCGCCGACTTCCGGACTCATCCCCGAGGAACCCATCTTCACCGGCGTCTTGCCCTTGCTGAATTTCGTGCGCAGCGCGCCGATGTGGTGCGGCGCCGGTACGTGGCCTGCGCGCTCGATCTCGGTCTTGTGGTGAATCTCACGGCCGCTGGTCCCCGGGGATCCTCGAGCGATGCGGTGTCCTGCCGCGTCACCAAGCTTTTGCGCCTTCCTGGGCCCGTGCGAGATGCGCGCCCCGCCTGGCTGACGCGCCGGGCTATTCTTAGCGTCCATGTGGCGCTGTATCGCCTTGTCGTTCGGGCGCCGCTGCGTCGATCCGCCGTGCTCCGGCTTCGCGCCGGCCTGCAAGTTGTTCGCTGGAAGTTGCACGCCTTTGTGACCTGCTTGCCGCAATAGTTCTGAGAATCTGTGGCCCCCGGGGCCGCGTCCAAACATCTTCATCGTGGTCCTCCTAGAACTTGATCTTCTTCGCCAGCGATCGAGCTTTGGCGTTGTGCTTGCGTTCCATCGCGCGGCCTTTTGCGGTGATCTTCGATCCGCGCATTGCGCCAATGGAATTCATAATCTTATACGGAACCTTGCTGTTGGCGCCGTACTCTCGTTTCAGCTTGTCTTCCAAGAACTTCGGCACAGTCGGATAGTACAACCACACTTACCGGGACGCAACAACGAACTGCGTGCCGCAATCGGCCCGGAAGAAGTGTCGCTGCACCTTCCAGCCGATCCGCGTGAACATATCCGCAAACGAGTTGCCGTGCCACGCCCAAAGATGGAATTCGTAGGGGTTGCGCGGATCCTCAAATCCGGGGACGCTCGCCACGATGAATCGTGGATTGTCCGTCATTACCCGCAACTGCGCCACCAGTCCCTGCGGGTCCACCAGGTGCTCGAGGAATTCGGTGAGCACCACAACATCCCCAACCTTGCGCTGCTCGTTCCATTGCGTCACATCGAGCACGGACAGGTCTACGCCGTATTTCTCCTGGCCCCATTTGACCGCCAAGGGGCTCATATCGTACCCGAAGGCATCTATGCCCAGCTTCTTGAGTTCGTGCAGCAGGCCTCCATTGCCAGCGCCCCAGTCGGCCACCAGGCCACTATCCGTGGCAGATAAAACGCTTCGGACCAGTTCAAGCGCCTGCAACAGCCTTTCCCTGTGCCCGGGCTCGTTGATATGGTCAGAGACAGCCCGCGTGGCGTACCATTCCTTATCGCCCGGACGGCCAGCCTTATAATCAGGATGGTCGAATAATTTGAACTCCATACCGCTCCTTTCCTTTAGTCCAAAATTAGACCGCGCTGCACGTTAAAATTGCATCACTTCTTGACTGAGCCGTTTCGCGGCGATCTCGCAATACTTTTCCTCAGAATCGAACGCGCTGTTTGTCCCAGACCGTGATCTGTGTATGGATTCGATGACAGTTAGCGCAGAGTATCCGAAGATGG